ACATATCAAGGTTTGACATTTGGATATTCTCCGTTGTTGTGTAGACGTTATTGCCCACACCTTTACTCTAGCACGCGTTGTGGAGAGTGTCAAGTCGCGAAGCCCTGCTTTAGCAGGTTGACTTTACACACGACACTGCGTGGTACAATATAAAGAAAAGGCAAGAACACCCTACAAATCGCTTAAAGTCGCTCGCTACGCTCGCGGCTTTTTCTAACTGCTCTTACCTGGCTGCGCCAGGAACAGCAAGAAACAACAACACACTACCTTCACCTCTTAATAGATAGTAGAGAGGTATCAGTTGTAGACCCTTATGTAAGAACCTTACTCAACACCTTGGGAAGATATCCCTCTTGCACACACACACGCAGCATCTTGCTCCCCATCCCACGACTCCGATAGACTATGGCTGTGCGTATTCCATACGCTGGAACCTCCGACTCCGATCCACCGTTGCTCCGGGGCTCCCGCCAGTAACTGTTACCTTAATCGAAGGTCCTCGACCCCCGATGCCAACAAATGCCGTGCAATAAACCGACCCCCGGGGGGACCCCCTTGCATAAATATAATATATATATATATTCTCCCCACTCACTGGAGGGTAATATATCAAACATTAACATTCACTAATATAGAGTTAATCTTCTGTCCTCTTGAGAGAAATATTATGGCAAAATTCAAAACCAAAGGTGGCAAAACGGTAGTGCATGGAACTGAAGCAGTCGGTATTGATGATCCATTGTTAGGTTCTGGTATGGCTCTAGGAGGTAGGTCTATTAGAAAACAGAAGGCTAACGAGAGAAGAAAAAGAAAGCGACAGGAAAAGAAGTACGAGCGAGGAGTTTCTGAAATGGCATCTGGTAGGGGCGTTACATTAAGTGGTAAGTTACATCCCAAGACAATACGCAAGCAACAGCAACGGATAGCGAAGGGTGGGAGTCCTTCCTAGTAGGAGTACTAGGGGTATACTCTAAATTGTAGACCCTTACTTATGAGACCTTAAGAAGGGAACTTCTTTGCAGGCAAGTAGCCTGACCCACTACCCCCATAAGGGGTACTATGCGAACGCCCCGTACAGGGCATTACAGAGCCTCTGAGGGGGTATTATGAACTTCATAGAGATACTCAAACATATTGCTAGAGGACAGTTCACTGAGAAGGCTTTGGACAAAGCATCCCAAGAGATAGGGAACAGACAGCCGCAGTTAAAGAATGTATCTCAGCACAACGTTCTAGGCCATGCTTACGCCACTAATCTGCTAGGTAGAGGTCTGCTTGATTTTAAAGAGAGAAATTGGGATAAATATGAGAATCAGCAAGACCTAGACAATAACAAGGTTGCTGAACAGTTCTTCAAAGACCTTCCTGATATGTCCTTTGATGACCAAATGATGGCTGCTAAACGTAGTATATTCCAGAGAGAGTATATGAGAAACCCACAGTATAATTGGCAGTTATACAGGAACTACTAATGACCGACAAGCAAGATCAATTTATAGAAACTTACGTCCTAACAGGTAATGCTACTAGGTCTGCTGTCGCTGCGGGTTACTCAGAGAGAACGGCAAAGATTAAGGGCGCACAACTAAAGGCACAATTTAGAAATGAAATTCTTGAAGCAACTCAAAAGGTACTGGCAGACAAGATTCCAGAAGGACTTAACTGGCTCACTGAACTTGCCCAAAGCGCAGAGAGTGAATCTGTTCGGTTGGGAGCAGTCAAGGATTTGCTTGACAGGGCTGGTCTTAAACCTGTCGAGAGGATTGAAACTACCACTGTGGAACAAATGTCAGATGAGGAAATCAAGAGAGAACTAGATGCCCTCACAAGACACTAGACACCTTGAACTTCTAAGAGAACAAAGAAAGAGAGAACGGTTCAATAGGATAGATCAGTACGATCCTTACCCTTACCAGAAGAAGTTTCACGATACAGGCAAAGAAAACTCTCAACGCCTGTTAATGGCTGCCAACAGAATAGGAAAATCTTATTCTGGAGCATCAGAGATTTCCTATCATCTTACCGGATTATATCCAAAATGGTGGGATGGAAAAAGATACGAACGACCTATTACTGCATGGGCAGGTGGTGTATCGAATGAAACAACTAGAGATATTGTACAAGCAGAATTATTGGGTTCCCCCGATGACCCCGAAGCCTTTGGCTCCGGTTCGATCCCAAAAAAGAATATAATAAAGACGGAGCGTAAGCCCGGTGTACCTAATGCGAAGTCCGTGGCTCTCGTCCGCCACGTTTCAGGCGGGAACTCTTCTTTATTTTTTAAGTCCTTTGAGATGGGTGTAGAGAAATGGCAAGGTCGCTCAGTCGATTGTATCTGGCTAGATGAGGAGCCAAGCAGGGATATATACAGCCAGGCCGTCACTCGCACCTTAGATCGCGGAGGCATGGTCTATATGACCTTTACCCCGGAAGCGGGAATGACTGAGACTGTTGCATCCTTTATAAACCGTATCCAGCCTGGACAATCCCTAACTAACGCGACATGGGATGATGCCTCAGAGAAGATAATGTCCATACACGGTGAGAAAGGGCATCTTTCAGAGTCTGTTATGGCACAGATTCTCTCTGCATATTCCCCTCACGAAAGGGAAATGAGGAGATATGGTAGACCAAGTATCGGTTCTGGTCTTATATTCCCAGTCCCTGAAGAAGAAATAATGATTGACCCTATACCGATAGAGAAACATTGGCCCAGAATAGCGGCTGTTGACTTCGGTTGGGATCATCCTACTGCTGTAGTATGGTGTGCAGTAGATAATGAAACAGAAACATTCTACGTTTATGATTGTTATAGAGCATCCAAGGCAAGCCCGGCTGTTCACGCCGAAGTTATTAAGCAAAGGCCGCGCTTTATCCCCATTGCCTACCCGCATGACGGAAATCGCAGGGATAGCATGGGGAATCCGGGTTTGGCTGACCAGTATAGACAACTAGGTTGTAACTTCCTTCTGGAACACTTTACCAACCCTCCCGCATTAGGGGAGAATAAAGGGTCAAACTCTATAGAGGAAGGTATAATGGCTATGATTCAAAGCATGGAAGGCAAGAGGTTTAAAGTATTCTCTTTCTTGCAGGACTGGTTTGAAGAATTCAGAATGTATCATCGAAAAGATAACAAGGTGGTTCCTATTCGGGATGATCTTATGAGTGCTACACGATACGCTTTTCAATCACAACGTTTCGCTATTGCTGGCGACGACCCTGAATGGACTAACGAAATAACATATAGGAATTACGGAATTGTCTGATAAAGAACGAAAACTAATATCAAGAATTCAAGAAGAAGTTGTAGATTCTCTTGGATATGATGGCGAAATATCAAAGCAGCGCGAAAAGGCTATTGATTATTATTATGCTTTACCGTTCGGTAATGAAGTAGAAGGTCGCAGCCAATACGTTGATTCTACGGTTCAAGATACTATTGAATGGATTAAGCCTTCTCTTATGAGAGTGTTCGCTTCTGGTGATGAGATGGTAAAGTTTTCCCCTCATGGCCCGGAAGACGTTGCTGCGGCAGCGCAGGCTACTGACTATGTTAACTACGTCTTTACTAAAGATAATCCCGGCTGGGAAATCCTCTATTCCTGGTTCCATGACGCTCTCCTACAGAAGAATGGTATCGTAAAAGTATGGTGGGATGAGTACGAAGAGGAACAAAGAGAGGAATATCATAACCTTACGGACATGGAGTACGAACTCCTTATATCCAATAAAGGTGTTGAAGTTGTTGAAGAGGAAGAGGTTTATGAAGACACAACATATCATAACGTTGTTATTAAACGATCTAATGCCAATGGAAGGATAAGGATAGAGAATGTACCGCCTGATGAATTCTTAATTTCAAGAGAGTCCAAGGGAATACAAGAGGCTAGGTTCGTATGTCATCGGGTTAAAAAGAATCTTTCAGAATTGAAACTCATGTACCCTGATGAGGATTTTGGGCCAGAAGATTTGGGTGGTGGATACAATGAGGAGATGTTTAACTCAGAACGTATTGCCCGATTTAGTTTTGATAACTCTTCAGATATTGGATACAATATGGGGTCCGAACATGAGGAAGCCCTAAGAGAATATTGGCTACACGAATCATTCCTAAGAACAGACTACGATGATGACGGCATTGCTGAATTAAGAAAGGTTTGCAGCGTTGGTGATTATGTATTTTCTAATGAGGAAGTTGACAAGGTTCCCTTTGTCTCTATAACCCCACTAAAGATTCCGCATAAGTTCTTTGGCTTGTCAGTTGCTGACCTTGTAATGGACCTGCAACTCATCAAGAGTACGTTGATGCGAAATCTCATGGACAACGCCTATAACCAGAACTTTGGTAGGTACGCAGTTCTTGAAGGTCAGGCGAACTTAGATGATTTGCTAACGCAAAGACCGGGCGGTGTAGTTAGAGTTAAATCCCCCAACGCTATTATGCCGTTGGCTACTCCACCGTTAGAGCCATATTCATTTCAGATGCTTGGTTATCTTGATGAGGTAAGAGAATCAAGAACGGGGGTGAATAAGAACACACAAGGAATAAATGCGGATGCTTTGACATCCCATACAACCGCTACTGCTGTTAACGCTGTTATGACAAACGCTCAGTCAAGAGTTGAATTGATCGCTAGACAGTTTGCAGAGACAGGCGTTAAAGAGTTAATGCGTTGTATTTATGAACTTCTATTAAAGAACCAAGACAAAGAACGAGTTGTAATGCTAAGGAACGAATGGGTTCCTGTACGTCCCGATATGTGGAATGACAAGATGGATTGCACTGTGTCTGTTGCTTTGGGCAATGGTTCAAAGGACCAACAGATGATGCATCTGTCTCGCATGCTTTCATTCGCGGGAGAGGCTATGAAAGGTGGTCTTTCAATAGTCACCGAACAGAATATGTATAACCTTGGAGCCGCTTTAGTAAAAGCAATGGGTTATCAAAACGTTAATGACTATTTAACTCAACCTACACCTCCACAACCTCAACAGCCTGGCCCAGAAGAGCAACTTGCTCAAATGGAAGTTCAGTTAAAGCAGAAAGAACTTGAGATAAAGGCTGCTGATGTACAGGTCAAGATGCAGAAGATTCAACAAGAGGCGAAGAAAGATGCGGTTGACGCACAACTTAAAGTCGCTGAACTGGAACTTGAACGCGAACAGAAACGTGCTGTAGCAATAGGAGCAACATGAGCGATGACTTACGGGAGAGAAGGGCAAGAAACCTCCTCCAAGACGAATTATTCGTAGAAGCGCTAGATACTTTAGAGAAAGATTTAACAGACACTTGGACTCATACAGGTGTTGATGATATTGAAGCCAGAGAACAATGCTGGCTTTCCCTCAGACTCTTGGAGCGGATACGCCTTCATCTAACCAGTATTGTTGAAACTGGAGAGATGGCGAAGAAGATTCAAGAATATCACATATAAGGAGAATTTAAAATGGCGGATACGCAACAAGCCCCGCATTCGGCTACCCAGCCGACCCCCGCGCTTGAGGGTAGTATGTTAGAAGCGCAAGAGGCAATACTTGGTTTACTGGAACCTGAAAAGGAAACTCCAGAAACAGAGGAAGCCGCACCTGAAGAAGTTGAGGAGTCTACTGAGGAAACTCAAGACGAATCATCTGAAGAGGTTTCTGAGGAGGAAGAAGAAGATGAGTCAGAAGACAAATCTGAAGAAGAATCCGAAGAAGAGCCAGACGAAGACGAGGAAGAAGAGGAACCTGATATCTATACCGTCAGAGTTGACGGAGAAGATGTTGAGGTAAGCCTTGACGAACTCGTTAAAGGGTATTCCCGACAGTCTGACTATACAAGGAAAACTCAGGAAATTGCAGAACAACGCAAGCAGGCTGAAGCCGTAATGCAACAGGCCCAGCATGAAGTATATCAGACTCAGCAATTCCGACAGCAGTACATTGATGCCGCATCAGCCGCTGTACAGCAGCAATACGGCAGGTTGCAAGAATTAGATCACAATACAGATTGGGATCGACTCAAATTAGAAGATAGGGAAGAGTATCTAACCCTAAAAGCGGAGAAATCTGACCTTGAATCTTCTATGGCACAGGAGCAACACCGTATTGCGCAAGCGCAAGAACAAGCGCAACATGAGCAACGGCAGGCTTTAGGGCAAGTAGCAATCCAAGAGCGAGAGAAGTTGGAAGCCATTATACCTGAATGGAGAAATCCTGAATTCAGGCAAAAGGTAGGCCAAGACTTAACTGAGTTTGGGTTGTCACAAGGCTTTACCGAACTAGAGTTAAAACAACTTGTTGACCATCGTTCTTTACTTATCTTAATGCAGGCTAAAGCATTTCAAGAAATGCAGAAAGCCCAACAGTCTACCAAGGCAAAGAAAACTAAAAGAAAGCCTAAAATGGTTTCTTCTGGTACAGGCAAAAAGAAAGGTGAAGATAAAAAATCAAAACGTACTGCACAGATGAAGCGTCTCCAACAGACAGGCCACGTCGATGACGCAGCCAGTTTGTTAGAAGATATGTTTAATTCCTAATAGGAGAAAAATAAAATGGCAATTGCTGCAAATACGTCACTGACTTATAGTTCAGTGGCGATACGCGAAGACTTGTCTGATGTGATTTATAATATCGCTCCAATGG